AAGTCAATATTCGCTTCTACCCAGAAGGTACAGCGACTGCGGATGTTTATTTAACAGGTCAAGCCATTGTAACTGGCAAGACTATCACAGGCAGCTTCGATGGTATGGTGGAATCCACTATCACTGTTCAAGGAACAGGGGCTTTGACTAGCGCGGCTGTATAATTAGAAGGATATTAATATGAGTATTGCCAAGCGTATTGCAGAGCGAACATCGAATAAGCGTCACATCGACGTTGCAGAATGGGGTGATGAAGGCAAGCCAGAGAAGGTCTATTATGGCCCTCTGCTTGCTGGTGAACTGAACCGCATTCAGCGCAAGCACCCTAACTTTTTAAGTTCGACATCATTTGATGCAATGGTTGACCTTATCATTCTTAAGGCTGAGAATGGACAAGGCGAAAAGTTGTTTACGCTTGAAGACAAGGCTGTCTTGATGCGTGAAGAAGTATCCGTGATCTCTACTGTTGCCGCCGCATTTATGAGCGGTGACAGTGTAGAGGAGCAGGAAAAAAACTAAGAAACGATCCGCTTAGGTATAACCTTCTTACCTTGGCGGATCGGCTTGGCAAAACCATTGCAGAGATTGAACTTATTTCAATTGAAGAGTATAATGAATGGGTCGCTTATTTTAACCTGAGCGAAGAAAGGCAAAAGCGTGGCGGCCCAAGACCAAAGAGTTGAGTTTCTGTTTGCTGCTCAGGTTTCTGGGCAGGCTGAACTTAAAAAACTGACTGACGCCGTTGATAGTCTTCGTAAGGAAATGGAAGCGTTCAAGGCTGCCAATGGTGGTGTTGGCGCGGCTGTGCAGGGTTTTTCAAGGTCTATAGGTAATGCAAGCAGCCACGTTCAGGCTTATCAAAAACATCTAGATGCTCAAGCTAAGGCGATGCGCAATCATCGCCAAGGTACTCAGCAAGCCGGAATGCAGATTAATGACTTTGTGACCAGTGTATCAACTGGCGCAAGTCCCATACAAGCATTCAACCAGCAAATTGGTCAAGTTGGTTATGCTATGTCCATGATGGGCGGCACGGCTGGTAAGGTCGGTAATTTTCTCGCTGGACCTTGGAGCATTCTTGTCATTGGCGCTTCGATGGCGATTGGTGCATTGGTTGAAGGGTTTTTTGGTGCTGAGGATGCTAGTAAGAAGGCCAAAAATGCCACAATAGATTTGGCTGACAGTTTCGACTTTGCTTCGGCATCTTCAGAGACATTGGCAAAATTAAATGAGGCGCTTGCGGACGCAAATAAGGATGTTGCTGCAACTGCCATTCAAGCTGCAAACGCTACTGCTAAAAAGGCAGCTGCTGATGCCACTGCTGCACAAGAAGCATTAAATTTAGCTAATGCTGAATTAACTAAGCGGAGGGCAGTTCTTACGGCATTAAAGACGCCCACAGCGTTTGCTGGCGGTGGCGTGGCAGGGGCTGCTCTAACGGCTGGTCAGTTCGCTACTAATCGGCAGAACAAAGCTATTGATGAGCAGTTAGATAAAGTAAATGGCCTTGAAAAATCTATTGCTGGCTTGCAGTTCCGCAATCGTCAATTTACCGCTGAATCATATAGCTTATCTGCCGCTATGGATGCCAATGGCAAAGTTATTGAAAAGCATAACGCTCGTATTGCCGATCTCCAAAACCAATATGCGGCTGGGACGATAAGCCAAGCGCAACTTGTGAATGGTTTGAATGCTGAAAATGCGGCCATTCGGAAGCTTGAAGATACAAAAAAGGGCGGCGGACGAAAACGCACTGGCAAGTCGGAAGCAGAAAAGGCGCAGGAAAAAGAACTGAAGTCAATAGAGTCCTTTATGGACAAAATTGGCAGGGTTGGCATGAAAGAACTTCCTGCCTACCAGCGCGATATTGCCCAGTTGGAGAAAGATTTCTTTGAACTGTCAAAGGCTGGTCAGGCTGCGACTATTGCGCCGTTCAAAGCGGCGGTAGAGTCCATTGAGATGAGGGCTTATAGCGATGCTCTAAAGGATGATCTCAAAGATGCTGACAAGATGGTCAAAGACGCTTTGCCCAATATGGGGGAACTTCCTGTAAGCAAGGAAATGGCAGAAATCATCTCTCGTACTGAAGAATTAAATGATTCATTTGAAGAGATAGGAAGCACAGTCAGCGATGCCTTCAAGGGTATGTTGACTGGAGCTATGTCATGGAAAGATGGTATGCGCAGCATCATCAGTTCTGTGATCGACCAGTTGTGGAAACTGTTTGTTGTTCAGAAGATTGTTGGATTTATTAGCGGTGCGCTTGGCGGTGCAACTGGCACACCAACAAGTTTTTCACCAACAACTTCTGTAACACCGCCATCAGGCTTTATACCATTCAACGCTTATGGCGGATCGGTAATGGGCAATAAGCCAACCATTGTAGGCGAACGCGGCCCAGAACTATTTATCCCTGGCGGAAATGGAACCATTATTCCAAACAGCAACATGCGCGGTGGCGGTGGTGGCGGAAGCCCTATCAGCATCAACGTAGACGCCCGTGGCTCCAGCGATCCAGCCGCAGTTCGCGCTCAGGTGCAGCAGGGTATCCTTGAAGCTGCTCCGGCAATTATCGCAGCGGCAGAGTCACGCACAATTGCGGGTCTTCGTAGGCCGCGCCTCGGTGGAGCAATGCAGTAATGGCTACAATCACATATCCTTCAACGCCGAAGCCACAGGGCATGGCATGGCGGCTGCTTATGCCAGCACAGACCAACGTATCTGATTGGACAGGTCGGCGTCAGACGCTTGCCTCTGGCCGTGGCTGGTGGGAATGCCAGATTACATTTCCCCCAATTGTAACCACAGCCAACATTAATCCTTGGCGCTCGTTCATTGCTAAGGCGCGTGGTGCGGCAAATGACTTTCAGGTTCCCGTCGATCCGGCAACGCCGCAGTCATCGTCTACAGCTACGCCACTGGTTAATGGCGCTGGTCAGACAGGTCGGACGCTGAACACTGACGGCTGGCCCCTGTCCACTACCGTCTTACAGGCTGGTCAGTATGTCACCATCAACAACCAGCTTTTGCAGTTGACTGAAAACGTCACTTCCAATGGTTCTGGTGTGGCTGTGCTGACGTTCGAGCCGCCTGTGCGAGTTTCGCCAGCGGACAATGCGGCCATAGAGTTCAAGAACCCTTACTGCTTAATGTATTTGGTGGAGGAGCCAACGCTTTCAGGTGAGGTTGGTTATGTATATAGCCTCTCGCTGAATCTACGGGAGTCCTTCTAATGGTTGATGCAACCACACAGGCTGCACTGGAAGCCACAGTCGTTAATTGGCGTGTGCTTATTTACGCTGACTTTGTTGGCGATGTTTTGCGCGGCACAAGCGGCCTTTACGACAAGGTTATTTCAGGATCAGGGGATTCTGAACTGGATGGAACTTACGAAGGCTTCAGTCACGATTTGATTAACGTGTCGCCTGTAAAGCATAACGAATCCGGATCTGACACTGTGACGATTTCAATGAGCGGCCTTGTAGTAAACAATGCTGACTTTTTGGCTATTATAGGCGATAAATCAAAATGGCAGGGTCGCACCGCAAGGCTATGGTTTTATTGCGTCGATCAGAATGAGAATCAAATTGGTTCCATTATTCCCTATTATACTGGCTACATGAATGAAGTTGGTATTTCTGGTAATTCGGAGAGCCAAGCAGTCAGTCTTACAATAGAAAACTATTTAGCCAGTATTGCTGGCGCACAAAACAAAACTTACCTTATCCAGAACATTTTTGATGCTGGCGATCTTAGCGGAGAAGCTTCTGTTTCTGCTGCAAACGGCATGGCTGAAGCTGGTAGCTATGGCTACGGCGGCGGCGGCGCTGGTGAAAACGATTATGGAATGGCGAATTTTAGATGAGAATATCAACTTGGGAAGACGCTTTAGCTGACTACATCTCTATCAAGCGCCATGAGCCGTTTGAGTATGGCATAAATGACTGTTGCCTGTTTGCCGCGGGGGCTGTTGAAGCTATGACTGGCGAAGACCCTATGTCTGAGTTCCGTGGTCAATATGACAGCCTTAAAACCAGCCTACAGGTCATCAAGGACATTGGCGCAGGAACCCTTGAAGCGACTATGGATGGCAAGTTCTCAGAGGTTACAATAGGTCATGCGCAGCGCGGAGACTTGGCTTTCTTTGATGACAGCGTTGGTGTAGTAATGGGTGGCTTCGCATACTTCGTTTCGGACGATGGGCTGGAGCGTATACCCCGCGATATGTGGGATAAGTGCTGGAGTGTAGGCCGTGGGTAAAGTTTTAAAAGGTGTCGCAATTGCTGCTGCTTTTGTTGCTCTAGCATATGCCACTGGCGGTCTTTCCGTTGTTGCGGCTGGCACTGCCGGAGCGGCCACCGTCGCTGGTGTTACTTTTACGACTACCTTTCTTGGTGGTATGCTTATTTCAATGGGCGCTGCGGCACTTTTAACTGGCATATCACAGCAATTCCTTGGCGCAAAAATACCAAAGACACAGTTATCCCGCCTCAACGTCAGCCTTGATCCATCTACCCCACGAAAAGTTGTGTTTGGCACAACAGCTATGCCGCTTGATCTGCGCTATCACGAATCTAGTGGCACTGACCAAGAATATGTTGATTATATTATTGCTGTCGCCGCTCATAAAGTTGCGTCAATTACTGAGATATGGTTCGAAGAAAAGCAAGCATGGACACTTGCTGGCGGTGTTACAGGCACTTACTCTGGTTATTTGACGGTTGCTGTCCGCACAGAGGGAACTGCTGGTAACTATATTTCCATTAACGGTGGAACAAAGTGGGGTTCAAGCCGTCGCCTTACTGGCTGCGCTTATTTACATCTTCGCATTAAACGAACAGGCAATGATAAAAAGGCAGAGAGTCCACTGGTAGGTGGCTTGCCAAGCCGTGTCACAGTCATAGGTGATGGCGCTCCTCTTTACGATCCACGCAAAGACAGCACAGTTCCTGGTGGCTCTGGTTCACATCGCGCCACAGACCAAAGCACTTGGGGTGCATATACCAATGCGGATGACACCGATAACCCTGCCCTGCAACTGCTATGGTGGATGTTAGGCTGGGAAATTAATGGCAAGTTATCTGTTGGCTGCGGGATACCATATAATCGCATAGATATGGCATCGTTCATCACTGCGGCGAATATTTGCGATGAAAACGTAACTCTGGCGACAGGCGGAACGCAAAAGCGTTACCGCACCAGCGGCACAGCATCAGATAGCGATGATCGATCAGACATAATAAACAACTTGCTTATTTCAATGAATGGTACGCTCCGCGATAATGGCGGTAAGTTGACAGTAACAGCAATGAAGAATGATCTTGCTGACTATGTTCTGACCTTCAATGAAAACGACATGTATGGGGAATTTGATTGGCAGCAAACTCGCGGTTTGACTGAGAATTATAATATTGTCCGTGGGCGCTATGTCGATCCGTCATCAAACAGCCTTTATCAAATGGTTGATTACCCAGAAATAGGATTTGCTGCTCCCGACGGAATTGAACGGGTTATGTCGGTTGACCTTCCATACGTCGAAGATGGTCGCCGTGCGCAGCGCATTGCCAAGCAAGTTTTGCAGCGTAATCAGTATCGCGGGATGTTTTCCACCACCTTTAGCGCCAAAGCCCTTGGTTGTCAGGTTGGAGATATTGTGCGCGTTAGCCTTGAAACATTAGGCTGGTCGAACAAGCTATTCCGCGTTGTCAGCCAAGAAATTCGCTTCGACGGTCAAGTGCCAATGGCATTGATCGAAGAGAACGCCGCGATCTACGCATGGGATGCGGATGATGTTGCTCCGATAACGCCGACTGCGCCGACCATTTACAATCCACTTAATAGCCCATTTATTCTTGGAATTGATGTTGCTGGAACAACTGCTGATTGGTCTGGCGTTATTGATGATAATGGCGATAAGCCTGATGACAACGCCACCAGAAACGTAAACAGGGGCGAATGGTCCGGCTCTTCGGTTGCATACATTGTCGGTGACTTTGTGCAGCGCGATGGCTCAAGCTATTCGGCTATTGTCGCTCACACATCAACGTCGGTCAATGGCCCCCCAGGAGCGAACTGGGCGTTACTGGCCTCACAGGGTGTTGATGGTGCGCCTGGTGCTGATGGGCCTCCTGGTGCGGACGGGACTCCAGCGATCACTGGCTACCTTACCAGTGAGGCTGTTCAGCTATTTGCCTATGCCAATGGCGGCGTTGTCTCCTACTCGCCAGCAACAGGCAGCTTTAAGATATTTAGCGGCAATACGGATGTAAGTTCATCGTTTTCGCTTTCGACCCTAAGCAATCCACAGACATTGACCGTTGGGTATGTCGGACGTACCTATTCGGTCACGGCTGGCTTTGATGATAACGAGGATACAGCCAGCCTTACGATCCGCGCCACCGGATCAGGAACCTATACTGGCGTAACAATCGACAAGGTGTTCTCGCTGTCCAAGGCAAAGGGTGGTTATGAAATCGTCTCTACCCTGCCAACAACAAACCTATTCGAAGGTCGCGTCGTATTTTTTACGACTGACGACAAGCTATATCGCTATACTGGCGCAGCATGGACAACGGCAGTTCCTGCGGCTGATATTAGCGGAACCTTGGCTGACGCTCAGATTGCGGCGGTGGCCGCTGCAAAGGTCACAGGAACTCTTTCTGACAGCCAATTGGCGGCGATTTCTGCTGCAAAGGTTACGGGGCAGATTGTTGGAACACAGATCACTGATGGGGCCATATCTACTGCAAAATTGGCAGCAAACTCTGTCACATCCAACGAGATTGCAGCCAACACAATCACTGCGGCTGATATTGCAGCATCTACCATCACAGCTACGCAAATTGCTGCGGCAACCATAACTGGAGCAAACATTGCGGCTGGTACAATTGCAGCGGGTAATATCGCAGCAAACACTATTACGGCATCGCAGATTGCTGCTAACACAATAACCGCAGGACAAATCGCGAGTAACGCCATTACTGCGGATGAGATAGCGGCTGGCGCAGTAACGGCGGCAAAAATAAGCGTTACCGAATTGTCAGCCATTACAGCGACTATTGGCACACTGCGGACAGCAACCACTGGGGCAAGGCTTGAGATTGCAAGCAATCAGATCAGGGTCTATGATTCCAGCAACGTTCTGCGCGTTCGTTTGGGGATTTGGTAATGCCACAGGGACTACAGGTATGGGATGCTTCAGGCACTCTCATTATAGATACATCGACATACGTCCTAAAGGAGATTGTTGCGGCTATTGTGCCAGCTAACACTACTGCAACGCAATTTCTTTCGACCACGCTACCGCCAGCATCTACGGTTATTGGTGCGACAGTACGAGCGGCTACAGGTTCCTCACCCGTTGATTTGCCTGAAGTTCAAATCGATATTGCCAATAGTCGCCTTCAATACAAATTTGAGAGTGCCAGTGGTGGCGATGCTCGAATAAACACGATGGCTTTTTAATATGTTTGAAGCATATAATGAAGCTGGCGCTCTACAGTTTGACGCACAGAGTTTTGCATACAGTTTCGTTGAGAAAGGAACTGTAACCATCGCCAACAGATTTACCATTGCGGAAGATGGTGGCGATGGAATTTACCTTACGACAGAAGGTTTTCAAACAATTGCTGGTGGCTGGGACATTATCGTTTTTAGCAGCCCAAACGTAGCCATTATCCCAAGAGCAGATACATACGGTGGCTTACCATCAGGAATGTTTGCGGTGGTAGCGGAGCCCCTTCTTGACGGCAGCGGGTACTATGAACCATCGACCTTTTCTACAACTTGTAACTACTGGGTATTTAAGTCTTCGCGAACTTTTCTCTCGCCTGCTGTCAGCGGCGTAGGCTTAGAGATATACAATTCAGACGGCACAGTATGTTACTCTTCTACCCAGAAACCTTTACAGG